GTAGGTGTTGAGGAGTTACGCCAGCGTAAGCTGATGGTATGTACTCCAATGTACGGTGGTATGTGCGCTGGCACGTATACTAAGTCGTCAACGGATCTTGCAACCGTTGCAGCCAAGTATGGGATTGAAGTTCAGTTCTTCTATCTGTTTAACGAGTCACTGATCACACGAGCACGTAACTACTGTGCCGATACATTCATGCGATCTGATTGCACACATATGATCTTCCTCGATAGTGATATCGGGTTCGACTATAACGATGTGATTGCAATGCTTGCCCTGATGGATGATGAGAGCGAGTACGATATTATGTGTGCTCCTTATCCTAAGAAGACAATTGCTTGGGAAAAGATCAAGGATGCGGTGGATCGAGGCTTTGCTGACGACAACCCCAACGAGCTAGACAACTTCGTAGGTGACTTCGTATTCAATCCAGCGGACGGCCGTGGATCGTTTAAGATTAGCGAGCCTGTCGAAGTACTAGAAGGCGGTACTGGTTTCATGATGATTCGCCGCTCAGCTTTCGAGAAGTTTAACGAAGCATATCCGACTCAGCTGTACCTTCCAGATCATGCACGTACCAAGGACTTTGATGGGTCACGTCAGATCATGGCATACTTCGATACTGTTATTGATGAAGATACTAAGCGTTATCTGTCAGAGGACTATATGTTCTGTCAATGGGCACGTAAGGCTGGTATCAAAGTATGGTTGTGTCCTTGGATGCGAACTACTCACATGGGCTCCTACTTCTTCGGAGGATCACTGGGACACCTTGCTCAGATCGGTGCAGCTGCAACTGTTGATGCCGAACAACTCAAGAAGATTCAGCGATGAAGATAACACAACGTACAGGACAAGTTCTCAAGAACTTCTCTACTATCAACCCCACCTTATCTGTAAACAAGGGGAACATGATTCGTACGGTGTCTCAGAATAAGACTGTCCTCGCACAAGCAATGGTGCAGGAAGAGTTTCCACGAGACTTTGCGATCTATGATCTTAGCGAGTTCTTAGGTGTAGTGAGTTTGTTCGATGAGCCAGACTTTAACTTCGACACTTACTACGTATCAATCAGCGACGACAACAAAGCTAGCAGTCAATACTTCTATGCAGACAAGTCCATGGTTACTATACCACCCGACAAAGAAGTATCGCTACCAGACGAACCAATTAAGTTTGCTCTAGGAGACAAGGTACTCAAGCACTTGCTGCAGGCTGCTTCTGTGATGGGTTTACCAGAGCTAATTATTCAAGGCGATGGTGACACAATCAAGGTGTTAGCTACTAACACCAAGAATACTACAGCACACCAGTTCTCCTACGAAGTAGGTAAGACTAGTGAGCAGTTCAAGGTTGTGTTCAAGGTAGATAACTTGAAGTTGATCGCCGGCACCTACGATGTGACCATCTCTACACAGAGACTGGCACAGTTTACATTAACAGATGGATCTCTCACCTACTGGATTGCAATGGAAGGTTCCTCATACTTTGGAGCACAAAATGGCTAAGAAGGTAGGAAAAGATATTAACGGATTATCACTGGGTACCCATTCTACTATCAAGGGAACGTCGATTGGTAACGGTAAGTTAAAGACGAGCTCGATGAACAAGAGTACCGCAAAGAGTTTCAAGAAGTACCGAGGGCAGGGACGATAAGTCCCTGCTTTACTTAATTATATTATGAGTGTTTGTGATGTCAAAAGATTTCCTTTGGGTCGAGAAATATCGACCTAAGACTATTAGTGATACAATCCTTCCTGATACTCTCAAGCAGACTTTTCAACAGTTTGTTGATCAGGAAAATATACCCAACCTTCTACTAACAGGAGGTCCAGGTATTGGCAAGACTACTGTTGCTCGAGCTATGTGTGAGCAGCTTGGTGTCGACTACATCGTAATCAACGGATCGATGAATGGTAACATCGACACGCTACGTACCGAGATCAAAGACTTTGCTTCTACGATCTCGTTTAGTGGTGGTCGTAAGTATGTCATTCTCGACGAAGCTGATTACCTCATTCCTCAGTCTACTCAACCAGCTCTCCGTAACTTCATGGAAGAGTTTAGTAAGAACTGTGGATTCATTCTTACCTGCAACTTCAAGAATCGGATCATCGACCCTTTGCATTCGCGATGTAGTGTGATCGAATTCAAGGTGAATGGTAAGGACAAGGCTGCTATGGCTAGCCAGATGTTTAAGCGTGTCAGAGCGATTCTAAGCGACGAAAACATTAAACATGAGCCAAAAGCGGTAGCGGAGCTTATAACGCTGTACTTCCCTGATTTCAGGCGTGTAATCAACGAACTACAACGCTATGGAGCAACAGGTAGTATCGATGCTGGTGTTCTAGCTAACCACGACAGCAATATCAAGGATCTTGTTGCTACACTGAAGGACAAGAAGTTTACCGATATGCGTAAGTGGATAGCTAATCACAAAGACGTTGATACCTCCCAGCTGTACCGTCAGCTATACGATCAGGCTACGCAATATGTCAAGCCACAAAGCATACCACAGTTGGTAGTTACTTTGGCTGACTATCAGTACAAAGCCGCATTCGTAGCCGATCATGAGATCAACAATGTTGCTTGTATGACTGCCTTGATGGTTGAGGTCGAGTGGATATGAATCCGTTTGATTATCTCAACGCGATCAATCACGGCAAGAATGATGTTATACGGGATAGCGATAATCCGGAGCTAGCTGAAAAATTGTACTCTCCTTACCTAATTAACAGGGGGTTGTCATATTTTATAGATACAATCTATGCTGCTAATGAAATGAACGTCCACCACGATATTGACCCACTATTGCAGTTTGACTTTCTTATAAATATCGTAAGGAAGAATAAGCGGTATAGCAAGTGGTATAAGCCGCAACCTGACGATGATGTGTCTACTGTCATGCAATATTATGATTACAGTCAGGACAAGGCACGCCAGGTTGTTGACCTACTTACTAAAGACCAACTGACAATAATAAGCAAGAGTCAAAGTAAGGGTGGAAGTAATGACAACGACAGTCGATCAAATGATTGAAGTCACTTTAGAAGCGCAAGACGATTTCCTCAAGGTCCGCGAAACATTAACGCGTATCGGAATTGCTTCTCGCAAAGATAAAACACTTTTCCAATCTTGTCACGTGCTGCACAAGCAGGGCAAGTACTACATTGTCCACTTCAAAGAATTGTTTGCCTTAGATGGTAAACCTGCAAACTTTGATCAGGCGGACACTGCACGTCGTAATACAATTGCAAACCTATTGGGCGATTGGGGGTTGATCAAGCTGGTAGATCCCAGTAAGTCAGCTGATCCTGTTGCCCCGATGTCTCAAATTAAGATTATACCTCATAAGGACAAAAGTGAATGGACACTGGAAGCGAAGTACACAATAGGACGAAAGAAGTAGTAATCAGCGAGTGGTTAAGCGAGACTACTGATACCGTAATGCAATACGTTGTCGTTGAGAAGATCGATGGCAAACCCAGTCGTACACAGATGTGTGCAACCTTAGAAGAAGCTACTAATGTCAGGCAAGCGTGGCAGAGCTTCGGATAGTTATATTCATTATTGAAGAAAACAATCAATTACGTTGACATTAGTCACGTAATACCGTATCCTTACGGATAAATAATAAAGCTGATGCGGATGGTCCGGTCAGTAGACAACAACCTTGCTTTTAATTAAGGAGGCACCACAATGGTAGCAACTAAAGCATTTTCTTTTCCACGTTCACACTTCATCGGCTTTGATCACGTATGGTCGGAGATTGAGCGTCTGTCAGACATGGCGGATAATAAACTCTACCCTCCGCACAATGTAGTCAAGCGCACTGAAACCCAATTCTCTGTAGAGCTGGCACTTGCGGGTTATGCTAAACATGACCTGTCAGTAGAAGTCAAAGATGGCATCCTTGTTGTTCAAGGCAATGGTCGTCCTACTTCGAAAGATGAAATTGAACGTGAGTATCTCCACCGCGGCATTTCTGCAAAGAAGTTCACCCGCACCTTTAGACTATCGGAGCATGTTGTCGTTGATGGAGCTGACTTCATTGACGGCTTACTCGTCATCGATCTGAGAGTAGAAGTCCCCGAAGAGAAGCGTCCCCGTAGTATTGACATTGGTTCACGATTGCTAACGGAGGCA